CGAGTCCGGATGCCGGATCCGCGACGAGCACCTCACCGACTGCCCCGGCGAGTGCCGCGGCTGCCTGCCCCGCCCCGCCGTCGAGGGCGTGCTGTGCGCATGGTGCTGGCAGAAGCTGCAGGCGTCCGTTGTCGAGGTGCCGGCCATGATCGCCCACCTGCGGGAGATCGCCCGTCTGGACCGCTCGCCGTCCGCACGCCCGCTGACGACCGACATCGTGCACAGCGGCGACCCCGCACACGGGACCGTGCTCCCCGCGGCATGGCTCGGCGCTGACGAACTGGAGTCGGACCTGGCCTCGTGGGCGCACCTCGTGATGGACGAGCACCCGGCCAACCTGCGCGGGCCGAATCAGGCACCGTGGTACGGCGACGTCGCCCGGTGGATCACGCCGCACCTCGCCTGGTGCTCTCGGCAGGAGTGGGCGCCGGACATGCGCCGCGAGCTCGGGCGGGCTGTCGCGACGCTCCGGGCACGCTGGCCCATGCCGGAGGACGTCGAGCGTGAGCGGCACATCCCTGGTGTCCGATGCCCGCGCTCCAACTGTGGGCAGGAGTCGCTGGTGTACAGCCCGCCGTCGTGGGAGCGCCTGCCGTTCAAGGTGTCCTGCCAGAATGAGGACTGCGCACGGGTGTTCAGCGAGGACGAGTGGACGAGGTTCGTTGGACTACTGACCGGGAAGGGCGTTGCGGCATGAAGACCACCATCGGAGGACTCACCCCGGCCGACGTCGGGAAGCAGGTGACCATCCAGGGCGCGCACGCCACCATCAGCGGCGCACTGCGGGACCTGCGTGTCGAGACGGACTGGATCACCGAGAGCAGGCTGGGCCAGCACCCAGACGACTGGGAGCAGGTGCCCGGACGCAAGAGCGTGTCGGTTGCCGTCGGCGAGTGGTCGGCCAACCTGCCGCTGAACGCGGACGTGGAGGTGGAGCGGTGAAGATCAGCGATGCAGTCGACGTGCGGCGTGACTATCAGCGGCGCCTGTGCGAGGCGCTCGGCCTCGACCCGGCAGTGACCGTGGACGTCACGGTCAACGAGGCTGAGTACCGCGTCGAGTGGGAGACGTCGGCTGCTGTCGACCTCAACGACTACGGGTGGATGCGCCTGGAGATGGGAGGCTACCCGGTCGTCGGACTTACCCCCGGCAACCAGATCACGTACGAGGCGTGGGACGAGGTGCTCCGCATCAAGCGCGGGTGGATCGAGCAGTTCCCGACGGCGCCATGATCGACGACAACGGCATCGAGTGGCTGACCTACAGCGAGGCGGCCGAGCGCTTCGGCATCCGGCCCGGGACGCTGCGGGTGTGGGTGACACGGCGCCAGGTGCGCGCCCACCGCATCGGGCGCGTGGCCTACGCCCACATGGGTGACGTGCGACACGCGAGCAGGAACATGCAGCGTGCGGCGGCTTTCGTGTAACATTTCTGCCAGTAGTACACCTGTCTCTCGAAGGCCCCGACACCTCACCGTGTTGGGGCCTTTGTCATGTCGGAGGTGATGAGCATGGACTACCGCTACGAGCAGTTGCGGAACTGGTGGACACACCCCGAGACCGGCGTCATCATCACCGACGAGGACATGCCACCCGAGCTGAGGCCCGATGGCCGGCCGCCGCTGCCCCGGACGTGACGAGGTGGGCGGCAGGACACACGCCTGCCCGACCATCCTGACCAACGGTGAGCGACGCTGCCCTCGACACGCCAAGGCGTACGAGCAGCGACGAGGCAGCAGCAGCCAGCGCGGCTACGGCACGGCACACCAACGCCTGCGAGCCGAGTGGCAACGACGCATCGACGACGGTGAGCACGTCGTGTGTGCGACCTGTCCACGAGTGATCACCGGACGCATGTGGCAGCTCGGGCACGACCATGTGAGCGGCGGCTACCTCGGGCCGCAGTGCGTGCCCTGCAACACGGGCGACGGTGGGCGACGAGGAGCCGCGACGACGAACGGTCCGAGCCTCTGACCTGCGGTGATGCGAACGGTTGCGCGACGCAACCCGCGCTCTGACCTGGGGCGATACCCTCCCCACCCCCCACCGGTTGGCCCGCCGGGGAGGGCTCTCTGATGTGCGAACAGTTCAGACTTCCCGGTCTGCCCCGGCCTTGACCAACGCTTGACCCTGCACTGCAGCGCGATGCTGCGGTGCCACCCCATCCGGCGCGACGCCGGCGAGGAGTGATGACGATGCCCCGTGGAGGAGCACGCAACCGTTCCGGCCCCGCGGCCAACCCGGACTCTGCCCGGTCTGACCGTCGTGGCTACAAGCTGACCGCGCTGCCCGCTGAGGGCTACGACGGCGCGGTGCCCAAGTTCCCGCTGATGCCCCGCAAGGTGTACCGGTGGGAGTTCGAGGACAAGCGCCGCTTCCAGGTGCTCGACGAGGACGCGACGGCCGATATCGCCGCCCGTGAGGCCGAGCTGTGGGTGTGGGCGTGGCGCACGCCGCAGGCCTGCGCGTGGTCCCTGCCTTCGGAGTCGTGGCGCATCAACACGATCGCCATGTGGGTCCGCACGTTCGTGATCTGCGAGAGCTCTGAGGCGACGGCGGCCGACAAGGGCAGCCTGCACCGCTTCGCTGACCAGATCGGTCTCACAACGGCCGGCCTGGCGGAGATGGGCTGGGCGGTTGCTGTCGACGAGGTCGGCGAGAAGCGCGCCGAGCGGTCCGAGCCGTCCACCACGAAGCGCTCGTCGTCCCGGGACCGGTTGAAGGCCGTCCCCGGTGGCAACTGAGGATCTGGCCCTCGACTTTGACCCGCTGCACACGCTCGGCTTTCTCGCCACCGACTGGGTAGAGGCGCACTGCCAGGTGCCCGGCGGCGTGTACGAGGGCGAGCCGCTGCTGTTCAACGGTTGGCAGCTGTTCTGCACGGCGAACCACTACCGCATCATCCCGAAGGCGAAGGTGGACCCGCGGCGCCTGCTGGCGCCGTTCCACTACCGCCGTTCGGTGATCGTCGGTCCGCAGAAGTGCGGGAAGTCGCCGTGGGGCGCCGGAATGCTGCTGAACGAGGGCGTCGGCCCGAGCCTGTTCGCCGGCTGGGCTGTCGGCGGCGAGCTGTACCGCTGCGAGGACCACGGCTGCGGCTGTGCCTGGGAGTACGAGTACCAGCCCGGAGAGGCGATGGGCGTCCCGCGCAGGAAGTCTCTGCTGGGCCTCCTGGCCTACGCGGAGACGCAGACGGCGAACGTGTACGAGCCGTTGCAGACCATGATTCACAACGGGCCGCTGTCGGAGTTCGTGCACGTGCGCGAGGGCTTCGTCCGCCTGCCGAACCGCGGCAAGATTCAGCCGTTGTCGGCGGCCGCGAAGTCGAAGCTGGGCCAGCCCCTCACGGGTGGCCTGGGCGACGAGTCGGGGCTGTACACGGCGCGGAACAAGGTGCTGGACACCTGGCAGACCATGCGTCGCGGCATCGCGGCCATGCAGGGCCGGACTATCGAGCTCACGAACCCGTGGGACCCGATGGAGAACAGCGCCGCGCAGATCGCGTTTCAGTCTCGGGCGAAGGACATCTTCCGGTACTACCGCAAGCCGCCGGCGGACCTGAGCTACGCGAACAAGCGGGAGCGGCACAAGATCCATCTGCACGTCTACGCGGACGCGCCGTGGGTGGATGTCACGTCGGCGATCGACCCTGAGGCTGCCGAGCTGGTAGAGACTGACCCGACGCAGGCGGAGCGGTTCTTCGGCAACCGGCTGGTGCAGGGCCTCGGCTCGTACATGCCGGAGAAGTTGTGGGATGCGACGACCGAGCCCCGCGTCGTGCCGAAGGGCGCGGCGATCTCGCTGGGCTTCGATGGTTCCCGCTCGGGCGACTGGACGGCGCTGCGGGCGGAGACTCGCGACGGGTACCGGTTCACGCCGACCTACGGCCCGGACAAGCGGCCGGCCTTCTGGAACCCGGAGGAGTGGGGCGGCCGGATCCCGCGCGGCGAGGTCAATGCGGCCGTGGCCGAGATCTTCGCGTACTTCACGGTCGCTCGCTTCTACGCGGACCCGCGGCACTGGGAGACGCAAGCAGACCAGTGGGCCACCGAGCATGGCGACGACGTCGTCGTGACGTGGCCTACGAACCAGATCACCCGCATGTACGACGCGCTGGTCCGGTTCCTCGAGGACACGGCGGAGCGGGTCACCTCGCACGATGGCGACGAGACCGCGAAGTTGCACGCCCTGGCGGCCCGGAAGGTCGCCAAGCCGGGCGACAAGTACATCCTCGGCAAGCCTTCCGAGACGCAGAAGTTCGACATCCTCATGGCCGACGTGCTCGCTCACGAGGCTGCGGCCGACCAGCGCGCTGAGGGCTGGGCCGACAAGACGACTCGCACCGTGGTGGTGCGCTCACGACGATGAATGGGGGTGCTCTGTGGCCGCGCTCGACGACACCCTCATGAACCTGCTGACGGCGCTGGACCGGTCCCGGAGCAACCTGGCGACGTACGACGCCTACCTCGAGAACGAGCAGCCGATCAAGTTCATCGCGCCGGCGCTCCAGAAGGAGTTCGGTGAGCGGATCACGGCCCTGATCATCAACTGGCCGCGGCTCGTGACAGGCGCGTTCGAGGAGCGTCTGGACGTCGAGGGCTTCCGCTACGCGGGCGACTCGTCGGGCGATGACGACTTGTGGGAGACCTGGCAGGCGAACGACCTCGACGAGCAGTCGCAGCAGGGCCACTTCGAGTCGATCGGCCTGTCGCGCGCCTACGTGCTCGTAGGCGCCGGCGAGTCGAAGGACGACGCGCCCGTGGTGACGATCGAGTCGCCCATGCAGGTGTTCGCCCGCCGCGACCCCAAGACGCGCAGGGTGACCGAGGCTGTGAAGCGCTGGGACGTCGGTGACGTCGGCGCGAATGGCCCGCTCGAGCAGCACGCGATGCTTTACACGCAGGGCCGTCGCTGCGAGTACCTCAACAAGGGCGGCAAGGGCTGGGTGGAGCTCGGCAAGCCAGACGAGTACGACAAGACGATCATGCCGGTCGTGCCGCTGGTGAACCAGCCGCGGATCCTACGCCCGGACGGTCGCTCAGAGTTCACCGACATCATCCCGTTGGCCGATGCGGCGAACAAGATGGGCACCGACATGATGGTGTCCGGCGAGTACCACGCGATGCCGCGCCGCTGGGCGGCCGGCATGAAGGATTCGGACTTCGTCGACGAGAACAACAAGCCGCTCAACGCCTGGTCGCGTGACGCCGGCACGCTGTGGTCGACGCAGAACGCCGACGCGAAGTTCGGGCAGTTCAACGAGACCGACCTGGCCGTGTTCCACAACACGATCAAGTTGCTCGGCCAGCTCACTGCCCAGCTCGCTGGCCTCCCGCCGCACTACACGGCGTTCTCTGGCGGCGACGCGAACCCGACGTCGGCGGATGCGATCCGGTCGTCTGAGTCCCAACTGGTCAAGCGGGCCGAGCGCAAGCAGACCTACCTCGGCGGCTCGTGGGAGCAGGTCATGCGCCTGGTGCTGCGGTTCCAGACCGGCGAGTGGGACCCCCGCGCCCGGTCGCTGGAGACCATCTGGCGCGACCCGTCCACGCCGACCGTGGCGCAGAAGGCCGACGCCATCATGAAGCTCGCTACCCCGGTTCAGAACGGTCTCGCGATCCTCCCGATCGAGCAGGCGCGCATCGACCTGGGCTACACCCCGGAGCAGCGCAAGCGCATGACTGACATGGACCGCGAAGCGGCTCAGGACCCGTACCTCGCGGGGCAGAACCAGAAGGATGCCCCGCCTGCGGCTGGAGTGACCGGTGGCACTGCAGAGCCTGCCGCCGTCGGCGACTGAGTACGCCACGGCCCAGCGGTTGGAGGCAGGCGCGGCGATCTCGTCGGTGCTGAGGTCGTGGCGCCGCATGACAGGCGACTTCGACGCCTCCTGGGCCACCGTCGGTCCCCGCATCCTGGCGGCGATGGACCTGGC